TCCTTCAAAAGTCACATAATACATTACTAAAACCATGGCGAAACCTTCGGAGAGTAAAAAGAAACTACATAACTTCTTAACGAGAGGAGGCGGCAAGGATGGGTAAAGCCAAAGCTGTAAACTCTTCTGATTCTTCGAGAAGAATGCGACCGGCTTTATCACCGGAGGCTAGAGAGAATCAAATGATATCTTTGGCTATTGACCTTGCTGAGAGACAGTTATTGGAAGGTACTGCTTCTTCTCAGGTCATAACGCATTATTTGAAATTGGGGTCAACAAAAGAACGGATCGAAAAAGAAATTCTCGAAAGGCAGAAGGACTTAATAGAAGCAAAAACACAATCGCTGCAATCTGCGAAGAGGATTGAAGAAATGTATGGTGAAGCGATGAAAGCGTTCCGGAGTTATAGCGGTCAAGGAGACTTCGAGCCTGATGATTAAAACATATTCAGAGCTTATCCGAATACCGACTTTTGAAGAACGTTATCATTATCTCCGTCTTTTGGGAACAGTGGGAGAAGAAACGTTCGGCTTCAAGAGATGGCTTAATCAGGAATTCTATCATTCAAACGAGTGGCTGAGATTTCGCAATGAAATTATTGTTCGCGACAATGGATGCGACTTGGGTGTTGAGGGATTTCAAATCTTCGGTTCTATTATCATCCATCACATCAATCCAATAACCTATGAGGATATTGTCAACAACAATCCGTGTGTATTCGATCCGAATAATGTTGTCTGCACAAAGCACACCACACACAACGCCATTCATTACGGCGATGAGAAACTTCTAAATAGACCCCCGATTGAAAGAACAAAAAATGATACATGCCCTTGGAGGCATTAGAAAAGGAGAAGAATTATGGATAACAAAAAAATTGCTGGTATGAGAATTGGTGAGCCGATCATCGGACGTGTAGTTCGCTGCGCAAAGCTTAATGTCCGTAAAGATCCGGATGCAGATGCAGAGATTCTCGGCACTATTCCTGCCGGAGCAGAGGTAATGATCGATGAAAGTGAATCCACAGATGACTTCTACAATGTCTGCGCGGCTTCAGGATTTGAAGGATTCTGCATGAAGCAGTTCGTCGAAGTTTCAGAGTAAAGGAGAAGGGCTATATGGAAGAAAGTATACTGACATCAATAAAGAAACTTCTCGGAATCGCAGAAGAGTATGAGCATTTCGATGCTGACATCATCATGCATATAAACTCTGTGTTTTCAATTTTAACCCAGCTTGGTGTTGGTCCTTCCAATGGCTTTTCGATTGAAGACAAAGAGGCGAACTGGCATGACTTCATTGGCGAAGATAACAGAATCGAGATGGTAAAGAGTTACATACATTTGAAGGTGAAGCTCCTTTTCGATCCGCCGCTCAGCTCTGCGGTTATGGAAGCAATGAACCAAATGATCAAGGAATTAGAGTGGCGGCTTAATGTTGCTGTCGATCCATCAAAACAATAAGGGAGGAAATCAAAATGGTAAGTATGGAGCTTAGGCATCACGGCATCCTCGGCCAAAAATGGGGCGTTCGTCGTTATCAGAACAAAGACGGCACTTTGACCAATGCTGGTCAGAAGAGATATGATCGTGACAAGTTGGAAAATGCCGGAAAGAAGAAAGACAATCGTATCGATGTATCGCACCCCGATCCGAACAGATGGGTAAAAGAGGATTTGACCAGGAAGCAGAATGTCGTAAACACGACTTCCAAGCTTGTCGATGAGTTTGGAAAGATTGAAAAAGAAACCAGACCCAAGGCGACAACGGCCAAAATGGATTTATCAAAAATGAGCGATAAAGAAATGCGGGAGCGGATAAACCGTGAACTTCTTGAACAGCAGTATAATAAACTTTTCTCGGAAGTTAGTTCTGCTGAGGTATCGAGAGGACGGAAATTTACGCAAACGGTTCTTGAATCTGCCGGAACCGTGCTGACTTTGACAAGTTCTGCTCTTGCTATAGCGCTGTCAATAAAGGAGTTAAAGGGATGAGTCACATTTCGCATCACGGCATCCTCGGCCAAAAATGGGGAAACCGAAATGGGCCACCTTATCCGTTGGGTGGCGGCGACTATACAGCGGCAGAGAAAAGAGCTATCTACACAAAAAGACGTCGCGGGAACAGCATTTACAATAAGAAGCACTTTGATGAAGTCCTCAAATCCGATAAGACTACTTTGAGTACCTTGTCCTATGACAAGGACCGAACCAAAGGAACTGATATGTTCTATGCCACTCACAACGTATTGGACAAGCACCAGTACAATGCTTTATTCAATCGGAAAATCCCACAGACCGTTTATGATGAGAAGGGGAACGCGGTTGGAACCGGAATGTTCATGAAGTACAGAATCGATAATTCCATAAAGCATGATTTAAAAGTGGCAAGTGAGGATTCTGGGGCTGAGGTTTTCAGGCAGCTTTACAAGAAAGATCGGGATTTCTATAACTTTGTTACCGATGATGAACGTATGCAGAGTTACTTTGTCAGTGACAAGTATAAGTTCAAAGGATACCGAGAATCCAGGGATGTTCTGAACAAAATGAAAGATTCTGACTATGTTCCGACTGCTGATGAGCTTCAAAAGGTCTATCGGATGTTCAACTATGTCATTCCGTATGATGGCCAGGGCAATGCCCGTGAAGGAAAGGATGTCCTGACACAGAGAACCAAGTTTTTTGCTGCTTGTAAAGATGCTGGTTATGGTGCAGTTCTCGACACAAACGATGCTATCTATGGAGGCTTTAAAGCAAAATCTCCTGTGATAGTTTTCGATATGGAACAGGTTGTTCCCAAGGATGTCTATCGGACAAAGGTGAGTGACCAGAGAATTTCAGAGTTGGCTTTGGCTGGACGAAAGATTCTCGGCATATAAGATTAGCAGGAGGAAAAAATCATGGCGTTATCGAATACTGCCGTTCCGAAATACTACGGCATGTTTCGAGATGCCGTACTTAGAGGCAAGATTCCAATCTGTCACGAGATAGAAATGGAAATGCAGCGCATTGATGAGCTGATTGCAGACCGTGGAATCTATTACGACGATGAAGCTGTTGAGGGCTGGATTCGTTATTGTGAGGGTGAGCTTACCCTTACCGATGGATCTGACCTCGTTCTGCTTGACTCATTTAAGCTATGGGCTGAACAGATTTTCGGATGGTATTACTATGAAGAAAGAAGCATCTACGAACCAAATCCTAACGGGCATGGCGGACACTATGTCAATAAATGGATAAAAAAACGGCTAATCAATAAGCAGTATCTTATTGTGGGAAGAGGTGCTTCCAAATCTCTGTATGAGTCTTGTATCCAAAGCTACTTTCTTAACATAGATACTTCGACCACATATCAGATGACCACAGCTCCGACGATGAAACAGGCGGAGGAGGTCATGTCACCTATCCGAACAGCGATCACTCGCTCAAGGGGTCCTCTGTTTGCATTTCTGACTGAAGGTTCATTACAAAATACCACCGGTTCAAAAGCCAATCGTGTGAAGCTTGCATCGACCAAAAAAGGTATCGAGAATTTTCTTACCGGATCTCTGCTGGAGATACGCCCAATGTCGATCGACAAGCTCCAAGGAATGAGACCAAAATCTGCCACGATTGATGAATGGCTTTCTGGGGATGTAAGGGAAGACGTTGTCGGTGCTATCGAGCAGGGTGCATCCAAAGTTGATGATTGGCTTATCGTTGCTGTGAGCTCTGAAGGTACTGTCCGTAATGGAAGCGGCGATACAATCAAAATGGAATTGATGAAGATTCTGAAGGGTGAGTATCGCGACATCCATACTTCCATATGGTGGTACAAACTGGATTCTGTCGATGAAGTCGGTAATCCGGATATGTGGTTGAAAGCAAATCCCAATCTCGGTGTTACCGTTACATATGACACATATCAGAGGGATGTAGAAAGGGCGGAAAATGCTCCAGCGGCACGGAACGATATTCTTGCAAAACGTTTCGGTCTTCCGATGGAAGGTTATACCTATTACTTCACATATGAAGAAACTCTTCCGCATCGCAAAAGGGAATACTGGCAGATGCCGTGTTCTATGGGCGGGGATTTATCAAGAGGTGACGACTTCTGTGATTTCTCGTTTCTTTTCCCACTTTCTGGTGGGGCATTCGGTGTCAAAACAAGAGCTTACATTTCTGAACTAACTCTTATGAAACTCCCGGCAGCATTAAGAATCAAGTACGACCAGTTCATAAAAGAGGGCAGTCTCATCGTTATGGAAGGTACTGTCCTGGATATGTTACTTGTTTATGAAGATCTTGATGACTATATTGCCAAGAGCGGATATGACGTTCGTTGTTTCGGATACGATCCTTATAATGCAAAAGAGTTCGTTGAGAGATGGGCTTCTGAGAATGGACCGTTTGGAATCGAAAAAGTAATCCAGGGAGCAAAAACTGAATCGGTTCCTTTAGGTGAGTTGAAAAAGTTATCTGAGGAACGGATGCTGCTGTTTGATGAGGAACTTATGACTTTCTGTATGGGAAATTGTATTACACTGGAAGATACCAACGGGAATCGGAAATTGTATAAGAAACGCGGCGATCAGAAAATTGATGCTGTTGCCGCGATGATGGACGCGTACATAGCGTACAAACTTAACAGAGATGCTTTTGAGTAATCTTTGATGAAATGACGGAACCGATATCGGTTCTTTTTTTTATGCCTAAAAACTGATAAGGAGGTGAGTGCATTGTCTGAGCTTAAACACCATGGAATCCTCGGCCAAAAATGGGGGATTCGTAGGACACCGGAGCAGCTTGGAAACCTTAGCAAGAAAGATTCAAAATGGATTGCAAAAAAGAGTGACAAGATCACAGCGCAGGCCGAAAAGAAAACTTCCAGGGAACTGAACAAGTATGCTAACGAACTTATGAAGAACCCTAACGCGGTTACAAAGTCCGGCAAGTTGAGCGCTGCGACTATAACAGCATATAACCGGAAGAAAGCGGAACTCATGAGTCAGTCGGTATCGAGTTTACGTTCTCCGTCTGGAAAAGTTATTCAGTTCGTAGCGAAGCGTGGAGAAATGGGAGTTATGATGGCACTCGCCGACGAGGGTTACAACATGTCACAGTTGAAAAACGGAGTATGGTCATCCGGAAGAGTGGCTTATAAGAAAACCGTTTTGGATAAAGCATAGGGGGTGATCATAAATGGAATTCTCATTCGGTTCCAGGCTGCGACATGCTTGGAACGCTTTTACGAGTAATAAGGACCCGACAAGGGCCTACATGAACATAGGTAATGGTTACGGGTACAGACCGGATCGTCCAAGATTCTCAATGGGAAATGAAAGGTCAATCGTCACCTCTGTTTTTAACCGTATTGCATTGGATGTGGCAGCGATTGATATAAAACATGTTCGTTTGGACAAGAACGGGCGATTTCTCGAAACTATTGATTCCGCTCTTAATAACTGTTTGTCATTAGAGGCGAATCTGGATCAGACAGGAAGGGCATTTATACAGGATGCCGTTATGTCATTACTGGATGAAGGATGTGTTGCCCTTGTTCCAACGGATACCGATGACGATCCGGAAGATGGACTTCCCGGTTCTTTTGACATCGACTCTCTCAGAGTTGCCAAGATACTGGAATGGTATCCTGCTCATGTCCGGCTTCGTGTCTACAATGAACTGAAAGGAGAGAAAGAGGATATCATTCTCCCGAAGCGATTTGTCTGCATAATTGAGAATCCGCTTTATGCCGTAATCAATGAGCCGAACTCGACTATGAAACGCTTGATAAGAAAATTAAGTTTACTGGATGTGACAGATGAACAAACGGCTTCCGGTAAGCTCGATTTGATTATTCAGCTTCCATATGTAATTAAGACAGAGGCTCGGAGACAACAGGCTGAAAACAGGCGGAGAGACATTGAGCAGCAGTTAGCCGGTTCCAAGTATGGAATTGCTTACACAGATGGCACGGAACATATTACTCAGTTGAACCGTTCTCTTGAGAATAATCTCATGAAGCAGGTTGAGTATTTGACTTCACTGTTATTCAGCCAGCTCGGTATTACCCAGAGCATTCTCGATGGAACAGCCGACGAAAAGACGATGTTGAATTATTACAGTAGAACAATAGAGCCTATTGTGTCCGCTATCGTGGATGAAATGAAGAGAAAGTTTCTTACAAAAACAGCTCGGTCTCAGAAACAGGACATTATGTATTTCAGAGATCCGTTTAAACTTGTACCAGTAGACAGTATCGCTGAAATCGCTGACAAGTTCACAAGAAACGAAATCATGACATCTAACGAAATCAGACAGGTCATCGGTATGCGTCCATCTTCCGATCCGAAAGCGGATGAGTTGGTGAACAGTAATATCAGCCAACCGAACAGCGGTAATCCAACTGAACAAAATACCCCGGTTGATGAAACTGGCGGTGGAGAAGAGAGCGAAGAAGATTCCATCGTGAATGATTTGCTCAATAGTCTGGAAGAACAGATAAACTCCATAATCGATGGGTATATGTCCGGGGACGAAGAGGAAGAGGTGGTTGACGATGATGGATAATACAGCAAATCTCCAGCATTATGCCTCTCCGTACTACGATCCCGTTAAAGCTCATGAGTATTATATGAAAAATCGTGAACTGAAGGAACGTCGTTCTGTAACGAAATTATCCGATGAGGGCAAGAAAGTCTGGTCTTATACGAAGAACGAGATTAAGGCTGAGAAAAAGACCAAAGTAGAAGCTGAACAGGAAAAGAAAAAGCAGAAAACCGAGGAAGTCAGAAGCAACGCAAAGGCAATGCGTGAAAGAATCTCGTCTCGTTTGAAGGAGCTTAACGAAGCTTTGTCGCAAAGATCTTCACAGCAGAAGAAGACCATTGATGAGAGGAAGAAATCAGATTTGGATGAGATTACAGCCGAAACCGAGAAAAAGAAACAGCGGGTGGAAGCAAAGAAAGAATCTGAAATCGAAAAGCTTATGAGTGTCCCTATTCCAGATGGACTTTCCAAAGAAGAAAAATCCAAACGGGTTGCGGAAAGGAACGAAAAAATCGCGAAGCTCCGTTCGGATGCCAAATCAGAAAAAGAGAAGTTAAGTAATCGATCTAATTCTGATAAGGCGAGTGTCAGAAACACGGCAACGAACCGGAAACAGCGAGTTACGGAAGATACCAAGGCTGAAAGAACTGATAACTCTTCAAATGCTTCGGCAGAAAGGCAACAGGTTAGTAGCGACCTTAAAACTGCTGTTGCGGCAGCCAGGGAAGCTTATAAAGCAGCAAAAGAATCTATCGATTCGACGTATGAAGAAATTTATCAGAGGGAGTTTGATAAGATTGCTGCTGAAATGCCTAAGGTATCTAAACGTAAGAAAAAGTCAACCAAAAAGAAATGAAGGAGGTAATTCAAAATGGTAAGGTGCGATTTTAGTGGATGGGCCACTAGAAACGATCTGCGCTGTGCCGATGGACGGGTTATCCGAAAAGATGCTTTCAAAGGACAGAACGGACAGACTGTCAGTCTTGTCTGGAACCATCAGCATAATTCGCAGGATAATGTGCTCGGCCACGCATTGCTCGAAAACAGGGACGAGGGCGTGTACGCCTATTGTACGTTCAACGAAACAGAATCTGGCAAGACTGCCAAGGAGCTGGTGCAGCATGGCGACGTTGTTTCTCTGTCTATCTGGGCAAATCAGTTGAAACAGACAGGACATGATGTTGTTCATGGTGTTATCCGTGAGCTTAGTCTTGTTCTTGCCGGAGCAAATCCTGGAGCATTCATCGATACGGTGATGAGTCACGGAATGGAAGCGGACGATGAGCTGATCATCAATTACGATGAAAACATTATGCTTCATCATTCTGCCGATGATCCGGAGAAAGAGGAGAAGGGAAATCCCCAGAAGGCCAAAAAGGAAGAGGAACAAAAAGAAGAGAAAAAAGATCCTGCTCCTAAAGCCGCTGAGGATAAAACCGTCGGTGATGTGTTTGACACGTTGACCGAGGAACAGAAAAATGTCGTTTATGCAATGATCGGTGCGGCTTTGGAGGAAAAAGAAGAGCCGGATGACGATGATGACGAAAATAATAAAGGAGGTAACAAAACTATGAAACATAACGTATTTGACCAGGGGGCTGTTCAGGAGAACACTTTCCTCAGCCATGCCGACCAGGTGGATATCATCAACCTTGCCAAGAGTAACAGCGTCGGCTCTTTGCGCACAGCTCTCAATATTTATCTGGAGCAGAACAGGGAGACTTTGGAGCACAGCGGCATGGATGTCGATGATGTTCTGGCTCATGGCATCACTGATATTGAGAAACTGTTCCCCGAGTTCAGGGATGTTCGTCCCGGTGCTCCTGAAAGAATTACCCGCGATCAGGGCTGGGTTACTGCTGTGATGAGCAAGGCTTATAAGACTCCGTTCAGCCGTATCCGTACCCGCCAGATGGATGCGCGTTCTGACGAGCTTCGTGCAAGAGGTTATGAGAAAGGCTCCAAGAAAGAAGAGCGCGGCAATATGACCCTGTATAACCGGACAACTGATCCGCAGACTGTTTTTGTAAAGGATAAGCTGAACAGGGATGATATTGTTGACATCACCGATTTCGAGGTAGCTGATTACATCTACCAGGATATGCGTGAGAAGCTGAATGAGGAGATTGCTATTGCGATCATGGTCAGTGACGGAAGAATCCCCGGCGCCGAGGGCAAGATTGATGAGACACATATCCGTCCGATCTGGGGTGATGATGAGTTCTTCACGATGCATGTCGATGTCGATCTCAAGGGTGCGAAGACCGAGCTTCAGGGCACCAATACTGGTGCTAATTTCAGCGAGAACTACATCTATGCGGAAGCGATTATCCGTGCGGCGCTCTATTCCAGAGAGAAGTACAAGGGGACCGGCCAGCCCGATTTCTACTGCACGCCTCATCTGGTAAACATTATGCTGCTTGCCAGAGACATGAACGGCCGTCGTATCTACGACACGGTTGCTGATTTGGCAAAAGCTCTGAATGTCGGCGAAATCCACACGGCTGAGCAGTTCGATGGTCTGACCAGGGAGACTTCCGATAAGAAGAGCAAGGAGCTTCTCGGAATCTTTGTAAATATGGCGGACTATACCATCGGCTCCACTAAGGGCGGCGAGATCACGAAATTCAACCAGTTCGATATCGACTTCAACCAGGAGAAGTATCTGCTGGAGACCAGGCTGTCCGGTGCTTTGACGAGATATCGCTGTGCGATCGCTTTGGAGATGGACGTGACTGACGAGGTTGCTGCCGGTTGATTCGCAGGAATTCAAAATGGTGTAAATTGACGAACCTGAGAGGTTCTTTTTTTTATGCCTAAAAATCGGAGGAGATGAGAAATGAAGTTTTACGGACCGATTGGCTATGCTGAAACAGTTGAAACGAAGCCTGGCGTATGGGAGGAACAGATTACAGAGCGTATGTACTACGGTGATTTGACCCGTAATACACGCCGGCTTCAAAGTTCTGAAACGCTCAACGATGACATCAACGTTGCAAACGAAATCAGCATAGTCGCCGATCCGTTTGCTAATGAACATTTCTATTCGATGCGGTACGTTGGGTTTATGGGTGCTAAATGGAAGATTTCAAATGTCGAAGTTCAGTACCCGAGACTAATTTTGACAATAGGAGGTATTTACAATGATGGAGAGGAGACGTCTTCTGTTTCATGAGGTGTTATGTGAAGTGCTTGGAAGCAGAAACGTCTACTTCCAGCCTCCTGAGTCAGTTAAGATGAAGTACCCCGCCATTGTGTACAGTCGAGACGGTATCGATAGCAAGCACGCAAATAATGGGGTATACCTGTCTCAAACGAGATATTCGGTAACAGTAATAGACAAAGATCCGGATAGTCCTATTGTTGGTAAAGTGGCTTTGTTACCCATGAGCAAATTTAATCGGCACTATGAAAAGGACAATCTGAATCACGATGTCTACACAATATTCTTTTAAGGAGGACAAAATCTATGAAACTTGAATGGGATAAAACTGGCGAGCGCTTGTACGAAACAGGCGTGGATCATGGCGTTCTTTATCCGGTCCAGACCGGCGGGGTTTATACCAAGGGTGTTCCCTGGAACGGTTTGAGCGCAGTAACTGAGAGTCCGTCCGGTGCAGAGGCTTCCCCTGTCTATGCGGACAATATCAAATACCTGAACCTCATGTCTGTCGAGGAGTTCGGCGCCACGGTTGAGGCATATACCTATCCGCCTGAGTTTGCGGAATGTGACGGTTCTGTCGAGATTGTTCCCGGTATGTTTGCCGGGCAGCAGAGCAGAAAGATGTTCGGTATGGCATACAGAACCATTCTCGGCAACGATGTTGACAACAACGACTACGGCTATAAGCTGCATCTGATTTACGGTGCGCTGGCGGCTCCTTCCGAGAAAGGTTATTCCACTATCAACGATAGTCCGGAACCGATTTCCTTGTCCTGGGAGCTGACTACTACCCCGGTAGCGATCAATACCGTAATCGACGGCAAGAAGCTGAAACCTACGGCCTGCCTGACCTTTGATTCCACAAAGTTCGACAAGGCTTTCATGGAGAAGCTGGAGGATATTCTGTATGGAACGAATCCTACTACGGAAGATGCTGCTGATGGCACCGAAGCAAGACTTCCTCTTCCGGACGAGATCCTCAAGCTTTATCAGGAGTCTACCGCAGCAGCGGGCTAAGTTCACAACTGCATAATGTGACCAGTAGGGAGTCGTACTCAGGGTGATGGGCTGGCGGCTCCCTATTTCATTTGAAAGGAGAAAAAGAACATGTTAAAGAAAACAATACCCTATACAGATTACAATGGCGTGGAAAGAGTTGAGGATTTCTATTTCAATCTCTCCAAGGCAGAATCAATGGAAATGGAGCTGAGCATTCCCGGCGGGCTTACCGGAATGATCCGGCAGATTGTGGCGGCACAGGATGTACCGACCATCATTGCGACTTTCAAACAGATCATTCTCAAGGCTTATGGCGAGAAGAGTCCGGACGGCAGGCGGTTCATCAAGTCCGAGGAGCTTTCCAAGGCGTTTTCAGAGACCGAGGCATACTCCATCCTGTACATGGAGCTGGCTACGGATGCCAATGCGGCGGCTGAATTTGTGAACGGCATCGTACCGAAGGACGCTGATGCACCTGCGGCACAGCAGCCTGCAAAGCCGGTTCTGGCTCCGGTTACGAATTAGAAAACAATGGAGGGCTGAGGGATGCTTCGTATTAACATACCGGCTGGCGAGGAGCAATGGGATGAGGTAAATGAAATCTTCATCTATCCAAAAGGACAAACGTTACAGTTGGAGCATTCCCTCGTCTCTCTTTCAAAATGGGAATCCAAGTGGTGTAAACCGTTTCTTTCAAAGAAAGAGAAAACCTTTGAGGAAAATCTGGACTACGTTAGGTGCATGACACTTACGCAAAACGTAGATCCAGAGGTTTACAGCTACTTGACGAGTTCTAATATCGACGTGATCAATCAGTATATAGATGCTCCGATGACAGCCACTACTTTTAGAGAAGAAAAAACTGGCAAACCAAACAGGGAGCAGGTTACTGCCGAGATTATTTATTACTGGATGATTGCCTTGAATATACCATTTGAGTGCCAGAAGTGGCATCTCAACCGTTTATTGACTCTTATCAGGGTCTGTGACATTAAGAATTCGCCGCCTAAAAAGATGAGCAAGCGTGAAATCTTCAAACGTAATTCCGCTCTGAATGCGGCGAGGAAAAAACAATTAAACACCAGGGGGTGACTGAAATGCCTAAAAAGAAGAAAGGTATAGATATATCCGTCTGGCAGGGAAATATTGATGCCAGGCAGATCAAGAATAGTGGAATCGATTTTGTGATTATCCGTGAAGGTTATCGGCAGGCAGTTGATTCCAGGTTTTTCGACAACGTAAAGAAATGCAAAGAAGTGGGGCTTGCCATCATGGGAGTTTACCACTTTTCTTATGCTCTGAATACCGAGCAGGCAAAGCAGGAGGCGCAGCAGACAGTTGCGAATCTTGAGAAAGCGGGTCTTAGCAAAGAGACCATTGTATTTTTTGATTTCGAGTATGATACGGTTACGAAAGCTGCGGCTGCCGGTGTGACACTCGGAAAAGCGGAATGTAATGCTCACACAAAGGCATTCTGTGAAACGGTAGAGTCTCTTGGATATCGTGCAGGTGTCTATTTCAATATTGACTATTACCGTAACTGGTACGATCACGCACTTTTGGATCAGTATGTCAAATGGCTGGCTGACTGGACTGGTGAGGCTGATTACCCTTGTGATTTCCACCAGTATACAAGTAAAGGGAGTGTTCCCGGAATCAGTGGCAATGTTGATATGAACTACTATTTTGTTCCCGAAACTAACGAGAACGTGGTAGAGGCCGAAGATACGAAGCCGGAAGTTATCACTGGCGTAACAGCCGAAAATGTTCTGGATGTGGCCCGTGGATGGCTCGGATTCTCGGAAGCAAACGGTAAGTATAAAGAGATTTTGGATCTTTATAATTCTCACAAGCCGCTTGCCCGTGGATACGCCATCAAGTATACAGATTCGTGGTGTGACTGCTTTGTATCTGCCTGTGCAATCAAGGCAGGAGCTGTTGACCTGATTGGAACAGAAGTCGGTTGCGAGAAGCATGTTGAGCTTTTCAAGGCGATGGGTATTTGGAACGAAGACGGCTCTGTGAAGCCGGAAGTCGGCGACGTCATTGTATTCAACTGGGATGATTCCACACAGCCTAACGACGGATATTCGGATCACATCGGTTATGTGGAGCAGGTTTACGGCGATACCATCGTCTGTATCGAGGGTAACATGAATGACCAGGTTGGACGGAGAACTATCAATGTTGGATGGGGATATATTCGTGGATTTGCCCATCCGAAGTATGCGAAAGACAATTCTGCGCCAATCGTTGCTACTGCAAAGAGCATCGACGAGCTTGCCACTGAAGTGATTCAGGGCGCATGGGGAAATGGGGATGCTCGAAAGAATGCTATCACGGCAGCAGGCTATGACTACGAGGCTGTTCAGAAACGGGTAAACGAGCTTTGCGGAAAAGATTCCAGAAAGTCCGTTGATGAGATCGCTAAAGAAGTTATCAGTGGTGCATGGGGCAACGGCGAAGCAAGAAAGAGTGCTCTCGAACAGGCCGGATACAATTTCAGCGAAGTTCAGAAGCGTGTGAACGTCCTTGTCAAGACAACCAAAAGTTCCATCGATGCGATCGCAAGGGAAGTAATCGCCGGTAAATGGGGTAACGGACAGGACAGAAAGAACCGTCTGAGTCAGGCCGGATACGATTTTGCGGCTGTTCAGAAGCGGGTAAATGAGCTCTCGTAAGGAGAATTTCATATGATAACGTTCAGGCAAAAGGGCGACTTCTCCAAGCTGACACGATATCTGGAGAAGGTCAAATCGGTCGTTAAATTGAGCGACCTTGACAAGTATGGCAAAGAAGGAGTAGCTGCCCTTGCGTCTGCAACTCCGGTTGATACTGGTCTGACAGCCAGTTCATGGTCATACGAAATCAAACAAAAAAACGGAAGCATATCAATTTCGTTTAAGAATTCAAACATTCAAAATGGAGTTCCGATTGCGATTATTTTGCAGTACGGACACGGAACTAGAAACGGCGGCTGGGTACAGGGGCGAGATTACATCAATCCTGCTATCCAGCCTATTTTTGACAGAATTGCAAATGACGCATGGAGGGAGGTTACTAAGCTATGAGTGCAACGATTGACGAAAGAGTTGTCGAGATGCGGTTTGACAACCGGCAATTTGAGAGTAATGTTCAGACCAGCTTGTCAACTCTCGACAAGCTCAAGCATAGCCTGAATCTTGACGGCGCAGTAAAAGGTCTGGAAGGTATTAACGCAGCATCAAAAAACTGTGATATGTCTGGACTTTCCAGCGCAGTCCAAACAGTTCAGGCTAGGTTCTCAGCGTTGGAAGTCATGGCTGTAACTGCCCTTGCGAACATAACGAACTCAGTGATCAATACCGGAAAACAGATGCTGAGTTCTTTAACCGTCGAACCGATCAAAGATGGTTTTGCTGAGTATGAGCTGAAAATGGGCTCAATTCAGACAATCATGATGAGTACCGGCGCCTCGTTGCAGGATGTAAACAAATACCTGAATGAGTTAAATACTTATGCCGACAGAACTATTTACTCATTTGCAGATATGACATCCAACATTGGTAAATTTACAAATGCCGGAGTCAAGCTCGAAGATGCTGTAATGGCTATTCAGGGTATTTCAAATGAGGCGGCTGTGTCAGGAGCAAATGCAAACGAGGCTTCTAGGGCTATGTACAACTTTGCGCAGGCATTGTCGGCAGGATATGTAAAGCTGATTGACTGGAAGTCGATTGAGAACGCCAATATGGCGACTGTAGAGTTTAAAACTCAGCTTCTTGAAGCGGCTGTGGCGGCTGGGACAGTTGAGAAGACCACTGACGGTATGTACCGCGTTCTTACTGAAAACAATCAGGGTTCTACAATGGACGAAGCGATTGACGCTACCAAGAACTTTAACGACAGTTTGCAGTATCAGTGGATGACTACAGATGTCCTTGTCAGCACACTGAGAGATTATGCTGACGAGACGACAGATATCGGTAAAAAGGCTTTTGCGGCAGCTCAGGAAGTAAAAACATTCACCCAGTTAATGGACACGCTTAAAGAAGCGGTCGGTTCTGGCTGGGCTATGACATGGGAGATTCTGTTTGGTGACTTTGAAGAAGCCAAAGCCATGTGGACAGAAGCCAGTAATTATTTCGGCGGTCTTATCGATTCTATGTCAGATGCCCGCAATTCCATGTTACAGGGGTGGAAAGATCTTGGCGGCAGGACTGCGGTTATTGATGCAATGAAGAATGCTTTTGGGGCATTGGTTAGTGTTGTAAAGCCTGTAAAGGATGCGTTTAGGGAGATATTTCCTCCTACGACATCTCAGCAGCTTTACAATATGACAGTTGCTTTGAAAGAATTTACTTCTCATCTGAAGCTTAGCGATACCGCATCGGCAAACTTGAAGAGGACGTTCAAGGGTATATTTGCCGTTTTGGACATTGGTAAGCAGGCGTTTTCAGCGTTATTCAAAACTATCACTCCGTTGTTTGGAGGTTTCAAAACCCTTGGCGGAGGGGTTTTGGGTGTAACTGGCAGTATTGGCGATTTTCTTGTGAGTATCGATGAGTTCATCAAGAAGAATGATATTTTCGGAAAAACAGTTCAGGGAGTTATTGACTTCATTGGAAAAGCTGCAAATGCTTTCAAGGATTTCGCAAAAGAAGTAAAAGACAAATTTGATCTTCCAGATTTGGACAAGGTTAAGGAATCGGTAAAAGACTTTCTGAACACTCTTAAAGAGAAAATCAAAGTTCCTGGTCTGGAGTTATTCCATTCCATGCTTGAAAGAATCCATGAAAGGATGTCACAGGTTGGCGAAGCTGCCGGGGATATGAAAGGCGGAGTCATTGTTGCAATCGGTGCGATGGGTGAAGCTCTTTCAAAGTGTAAATTCTTACAGTTGCTTCAGGCTTTATGGAATGGCGTAAAAACAATCGTAGGAGGTATTGCGCAGGTTATTGGCGGTTTAGCAGATACCATCATCGAAAAACTTGGGAACGCTGATTTTAGTGGAATCATTGATTTACTGAACGGTTTGTCCCTTGGTGGTATTGCTGTCGGACTTACCAAATTTATAAACAGTCTTTCCAATCCTTTAGAGAGTCTCGGCGACATCATGGAGAATGTAACAGGGATTCTTGATGGAGTAAGAGGGTGCTTTGAAGAGTATCAAAATCAGCTAAAGGCCGGGACACTGATAAAGATTGCCACTGCTATTGGTATTTTGGCGGCATCAATCGTGGCTATTTCTCTCGTTGACAGTGATAAGCTCGCTGGTTCTCTTGGAGCAATCACGGTTATGATGACGGAATTGATAGTTGCTATGGCCGCGTTTAATAAGCTTGGCGGTGTGTCTGGCAAAGGAGCCACAAAACTCGTCGTATTCGCTTCCGCGGTTCTTGTTTTATCAAGTGCGGTGAAAAAGATGGCGAGCCTGAGCTGGGGCGAACTGACAAGAGGTCTGGTTGGCGTAGGAGTATTACTGGCTGAATTGGATGCATTCATGGCCACAGCAAAGTTTAACAAGAAAGCCATGTCGAATGCGGCTGCTATGGTTATATTTGCAGCGGCAATTAAGGTTATGGCATCTGCTGTCAAATCTCTCAGCAGTTTAAGCTGGGAAGAGATGGCAAAGGGCTTGCTTGGTGTAGGAGTTCTTCTGGCTGAGGTAGATATTTTCCTGAACACCGCAAAATTCAGTGGAAAAGCGATGTCCACAGCTACGGGAATGCTTATTATGTCAGCAGCTTTGAAAGTGCTGGCTTCCGTATGTGGTGATTTTGCTCAGATGAAATGGGGTGAAATAGGAAAAGGTCTTACTGCGGTCGGCGCATTGCTTCTGGAGATTACCGCATTCACAAAACTTACCGGAAATGCAAAGCATGTTATATCTTCAGGACTTGCCCTGGTTGAGATAGCGGCGGCGATGAAGATATTCGCATCGGCTATGAGTGATTTCGCGAGATTCTCATGGAAAGAGATTGCCAAAGGACTTGTAGCAATGGGCGGTGCTTTGGCTGAGGTTGCAATAGCCACAAATTTGATGCCTAAAAACATGGTTGGCATAGGAGCTGGTCTTATTGTTGTAGGTGCAGCTCTTGAAATAGTTGCCGATGCTTTGGGTAAAATGGGTAAGTCCTCATGGGAAGAGATTGCCAAAGGACTTATAGCAATGGGTGGCGCTTTGGCCGAACTTGCGATTGGTCTCAACCTGATGAATGGCACATTGGCAGGCTCAGCGGCGATGCTTGTGGCAGCTACTGCTTTAGCAGTCTTGACTCCGGTTCTTAGTGTTTTAGGAGCTATGAGTTGGGGCAGCATAGCGAAAGGTTTGATTACAGTTGCCGGGGCATTCACAGTTATTGGTGTTGCAGGGGCAGTTCTTACGCCGTTGGTTGGAACGATTCTTGCATTGAGCGGGGCGTTTGCTCTTATCGGTGTTGGCGTTGTAGCTATTGGTGCAGGACTCTTAGCAGCAGGAATGGGTTTATCTGCATTGGCAGTTGGGTTTACGGCTTTCGCCGCTGCTCTTACCGCTGGTGCTACGGCTGTTGTCGCAGGTTTAACGGTTGTTATTACCGGAGTGGCAGGGCTTATACCCGCTATAGTTGCCAAAATTGGCGAGGCAATCGTTGAACTTTGTAAGGTAATTACGGCCAGTGCACCTGTTCTTGGCGAAACGATTAAAGCAGTTGTACTAACTCTTGTTGATGTACTCGTCGAGTGTGTACCTGCTATTGCAGATGGAGCTTTGGCATTGATTGCCGGGGTCCTGGATGCGTTGGTTGCATATACGCCTTCAATCGTGGATTCCATATTCCAATTCCTGATCGCTGTTCTTGACGGAATTGAGAAAAACTTGCCGGCCCTTATTCAGTCGGCGATAAATGTTCTTATGGCTTTCTTTTCTGGGGTGGTGGATGCTCTGAGCGGGATAGATGTTGACGTGCTCGTGAAGGGAATCGCTGGTATCGGTCTACTTTCCGCTATTATGGTGGCATTAGGCGCCGTTGCAGGGCTCATTCCACAAGCTATGGCTGGTGTACTCGGCATGGGAGTTGTTATTGCTGAATTGGCACTGGTGTTGGCAGCAGTAGGAGCATTAGCTCAAATTCCTGGCTTATCCTGGCTTATTGGAGAAGGAGGTAAACTGTTACAGGGAATAGGCACCGCTATCGGTCAGTTTGTCGGCGGTATCGTTGGCGGATTTATGAGTGGTGTATCGAGCCAGTTCCCTCAAATCGGTTCTGATTTATCAGCATTTATGATGAATATTCAGCCGTTCATAGAGGGAGCTAAGTCAATAGACGCTTCCATGATGGAAGGCGTAAAGGCACTTAGCGAAACGATTCTTATTCTTACCGCTGCTGATATTTTGCAGGGGTTGACTTCATGGTTTACGGGTGGTTCTTCACTTTCGGAGTTTGCAGAAGAGCTTGTGCCTTTTGGTACGGCGATGAAATCTTACTCGAATGCGATTTCCGGAATAAATCCCGAAACTGTAACAGCATCGGCAACAGCGGCAAAGGCTCTCGCCGAAATGGCATCCAATCTTCCGAACAGCGGTGGAGTAGTCGGATGGTTTATGGGTGAAAACGATATGGATGAATTCGCCGCTCAGTTGGTTCCTTTTGGGGAAGCGATGAAAGCGTATGGCGAAGCTGTGTCTGGTATTGACGGTGCATCTATTGAAAGCTCGGCGATTGCCGGGCAGGCATTAACAGAATTGGCTCATACCGTTCCGAATACTGGCGGCGTAGTGAGCTGGTTTGCAGGAAACAATGATTTAGGGGACTTTGCGGAGCAGCTTGTACCGTTTGGTGAAGCCATGAAATTGTATGGTGATTCTGTAGCAGGTATCAATTCGGAATCAATACAGGCATCTACAATAGCAGGTAAAGCATTGACGGAGCTTGCTAATACAGTCCCCAACACCGGTGGCGTTGTAAGTTGGTTCACCGGTAATAACGATCTCGATACTTTTGGGGAGCAGATTGTCCCATTCGGCGAAGCGATGAAAGCGTATGGTGACGCTGTTGCAGGTATCGACGGAGAAGCAGTGACAGCGTCTGCCACAGCGGGGTTGGCTTTAACAGAGCTTGCCAATACAGTACCGAATACCGGTGGCGTAGTAAGCTGGTTTACAGGTAACAATGATCTCGATAAATTCGGGGAACAAATCGTTGTGTTTGGCGAGGCAATGAAAAAGTACGGCGATGTGGTCGCAGGTATTGACGCCGCGGCAGTAACAGCATCTACAACAGCGGGTTTAGCATTGGTAGAGTTATCAAATGGCTTGGATAACAGCGGAGGTGTTGTAAGCTGGTTTACTGGAGATAATGATTTAGCGGATTTTGCCAAGGGTATTGTGCCTTTCGGAGAGGCGATGAAATCTTATTCCGATGCAGTAAGTGGTATCAATCCGACAGCGGTAACAGCATCCGCAGTTGCGGCACAAAGTTTAGCAACTTTGGAAGGAAATCTTCCGGCTATCGGCGGACTCTCTGAAATCATGAATGGTGGAAACAGTCTGGCAAGTTTTGCGAGAGAGTTGATTCCATTCGGAGAAGCAATGAAGTTATATTCAGATGCCGTAATCGGTGCGAATCCGGTTGCGGTGACAGCGTCTGCACTTGCGGCGCAATCACTGGCGAGACTCGAAGAAAACCTTCCTGATATTGGGGGGCTTTCGGAAATCTTTACAGGTGGTAACAGCCTTGCTGAGTTTGCAAAAGAGCTAATACCTTTCGGAGAGGCGATGAAATCTTATTCCGATGCAGTAAGTGGTATCAATCCGGGAGCTGTTACAGCTTCAGCTACGGCAGCACAGTCTTTATCGGAACTGGAAGCAAATCTTCCGGATGTCGGTGGTATATCGGGTTGGATTACCGGAGATACCGATTTGGGCGAGTTTGCAGAACGGCTTATTCCATTCGGAGAAGCAATGTTGTCTTACAGCAATGCTATCAACGGAATCAATCCAGAAGCTGTGACGGCCTCGGCTACTGCCGCACAAGCCTTAGCTGCCCTGGAAGCAAATCTTCCGAAGACCGGAGGTGTTGTTAGTTGGTTTGCCGGGGATAACGATTTAGAGTCATTTGCTAAAGGTATAACGCCTTTTGGGGAGGCTATGAAATCATATTCCCTGGCGGTAACAGGAATCAATGCTGACGCGGTTGTTAATTCAACTACGGCGGGATTAGCGCTCATTGAGCTGGCAAAGACACTTCCAACTACAGGCGGAATAGTCGGCTGGTTCACAGGAGAAAACGATCTGGCGGCTTTTGCTGATGGTATTACACCTTTCGGCGAGGCGATGAAAGAGTATTCTCTGGCAGTGACAGGTATCAATGCTGATGCGGTTATAAATTCAACGACCGCCGGCAAGGCGCTGATCGAATTAGCAAAAACAGTTCCGAATACTGGAGGAGTCGTAAGCTGGTTTACCGGCGGCAATGATATGGCTCAATTCGGAGAACAGCTCATACCTTTCGGCGAGGCGATGAAAGAATATTCTGATTCTATATCTGGAATAGACGTAGAAGCTATTACAAATTCAGCGACCGCTGGCAAAGCATTGGTGGAATTAGCAAACACACTTCCGAACACTGGAGGAGTCGTAAGCTGGTTCACAGGCAGTAATGATATTGGTGCGTTTGGAGAGAGTCTGATATTGTTCGGTAAGAATTTCGCACAGTATTCAGATTATATGAAGAATGTCGATGCAGGTATTGTCACGGCAACAACCAACGCCGCAAATTCGATTGTTGAATTACAAAAGAGCTTACCGGAAGAAGGAGGATGGTTCTCGAAAGATATGAGCCTTGCTGATTTCGGTAAGGACATGAGTTCATTTGGTTCCTATTTCAGCTCCTATTATGCTTATATCAGCGGTGTCGATACAGGCATACTTTCCAGTGTTATTACACAGACGAATCGCTTGGTCGAGATGGCGAAAGGTATGGTAGGGCTGGATGTCAGCGGGATGACATCGTTCAGTTCCGCATTGGCAAAGCTTGGTGAAACAGGTGTTACCGGATTCATCAATGCGTTTAACAATGCCGAATCAAAAGTTAAGGCCGCGGCTTCTAATATGCTGACGGCTTTTATCAATGGCGCAAATGCCAAGAAAGCTGATGCGACTACTACTTTCACAAATATTGTGCAGGCGGTATTAACAGCGATAAAGGCCAAGCAGTCAGAGTTTCAAACGGTTGGTTCTACGTTGATGATTAAGTTTATCGCAGGGGTGAAGTCTCAGGATAACAATGCCCGTACCACATTCACAACGATTATCAGCGGGTGTCTGACAGCCATCAAGAACAAATACACCGAATTCCAAACGGTAGGAACGCAAACAATGATCAAGTTCATTGCGGGTGTAAAATCCCAGGACAATAATGCGAGGACAACGTATACGAACATCATGAACGGATGTCTGACAGCTATTAAGAATAAGTATACGGAGTTCCAGACAGTGGGTACCCAGACGATGGTTAAGTTTATTGCTGGGGTGAAGTCGAAAGATAACGAGGCTCGAAACACATTTACAACGATTATCAGTGGATGCTTGACAGCTATCAAGAACAAGTACAGCGAGTTTGAGACGGTCGGCAAGGGGTGCATGGAAAAACTCATTTCGGGCGTGAAAAGTAAAGATGCGGACGTGAAGAGTTCATTTACATCAAGCCTCGGCAATGCGGTCAGCGCTGTCAAAGATTACCGAGATCAGTTCTATAGTGCGGGTTCGTATCTGGTTGACGGATTTGCCGCTGGTATCAGTGAAAATGCGTACAAAGCATCAGCCAAAGCAAAGGCTATGGCAGCCGCAGCGGCGGAAGCAGCTAAGAAGGAACTGGATGAGCATTCACCGTCTAAAGTTGGTTATCAGATTGGTGACTACTTTGGCGTGGCATTTGTCAATGCTATTGGTGATTATGAAGATAAGGCTTACGAGACCAGCTCTGACATGGCGAATGCAGCCAAAACCGGTTTAAGCAATGCGATTTCTAAGGTGAAAGATTTCATCACTAACGGGATTGATGCTGAGCCTACGATCCGACCTGTTCTTGATCTGTCGAATGTAGAGTCAAGAATCAGTAAACTGAACACCATGCTGAGCAGAACGCAGGCATTATCCATCAGCGCAAGCATGAATAGAGACTATGCTCCGGACATTCAAAATGGAGGTGGAAAACCTAACACAAGCAATACGTTTACCTTTACACAAAATAACTACTCGCCTAAGTCATTGTCGAGAGTTGAACTTTATCGTCAGACGAACAATCAGTTCTCGGCATTTGAAAGGATGGTGAAAGCATGATTAAATCAATCACTGTGACGAACTATCTTGGCGATAGTATCAAACTTGATTTGGCGCGGCCGGAGGAATCCGGCTTCGTCGTCACTTCAGTTACCGGTTTGGGGTCTGGAAAAGCGAATATTAACATGACCGAAGTGGCAACAAACGACGGAAGTCTGTACAATTCGTCCAGGCTTCCAAGCCGTAACATCGTAATTTCTTTGAAATACCTATGGCAAAGTACAATCGAGGATGTTCGCCAGCTCTCATATAAATATTTTCCAATCAAGAAAAAACTCACCCTGCTCATTGAGACAGATAATCGGCAGGCGGAGATTGAGGGCTATACAGAGGCAAACGATCCAAATATATTCAGCAAGGATGAGGGTTCAGACATTTCAATCGTGTGTCCGAATCCTTTTTTCTATTCTGCTGGAAAAGACGGAGTCAATACCACTATCTTTTACGGTGTTGAACCGTTATTCGAGTTCCCGTTCAGTAATGAATCTCTCTATGAGTGCCTAATTGAAATGGCCTGGATTCAGAATCAGATGGAGAAAGTGGTTATTTATAGTGGCGACGCCGAAATTGGTGTGACTATTACAATTCACGCAATCGGAGAAGCACACAACATTACAATCTACAATACCGGCACAAGGGAAGTCATGAGGATTGACACGAACAAGTTGAAATCTTTCACCGGTTCCGGGATCATAGCCGGTGATGAAATCATCATTTGTACCGTGAAAGGGCAGAAATCCATTACGCTGCTTAGAAACGGCAGAACCACGAACATACTCAACTGTCTTGACAAGAATGCCGATTGGTTCCAGCTTGCAAAGGGTGACAACGTGTTTGCGTATACGGCTGAAGAAGGAAGCTCTAACCTACAGTTCAAGATAGAAAATCGAATCATTTACGAGGGGGTATAGGTATGGACATAACAGTTCTTAATACTAATCTTGACGCTATATCCATCGTTGATGTCTACGAGTCTTTCATCTGGACTGACAGGTATTATGAGTACGGAGATTTCGAGCTTTTCACTTCGATGACGGATACCATTCTCAATTACATCAAGCAGGACTACTATTTACAGAACCGTGAGTCGGAACATGTCATGATCATTGAAATGATACGGATTGGCTCTGATTCTGAAAACGGAAACCACATCACGGTTACTGGCAGATCACTCGAATCTATTCTTGACCGCCGGATTGTCTGGGGACAAAAGACTATAACCGGGAATCTTCAAAATGGAATCCATACCCTTCTGAATGAGAATGTGATATCTCCGGCAGACAGCAGCAGGAAAATTGCCAACTTTATTTTTGAAGCGTCAACCGACCCCGCTATTACATCATTGAAGATTGATGCGCAGTATACGGGTGATAACTTGTATGACGTAATCAACAAAATCTGTAGTGAGAGAAGCATTGGTTTTAAGGTGACTCTTAACGACAATAAGCAGTTTGTATTTAAGCTATATGCCGGGACCGACCGGTCCTACGATCAGTCTGTAAATCCCTATGTCATATTTTCCCCAAAGTTTGAAAACATCATCAACAGTAATTATGTAGAATCCAAATCGGCACTGAAAACCGTTACCCTGGTTGGCGGTGAAGGTGAAGGTTCTGCGAGAAAATATACTACTGTTGGCGGGGGAAACGGGTTGAACAGGCGGGAGCTTTTTACAGATGCAAGGGATATTTCTTCTGATGTTGGGGATGGGGTTGTCTTGTCTGATGCAGCATACACAGCCCAGTTACAGCAGCGTGGAAAAGAAAAGTTGGCAGAGAACACGGATGTAACCTCGTTCGAGGGGCAGGTGGAAACAACCGTTATGTTCAGGTATGGAGAGGACTTCTTCAACGGAGATGTCGTTCAGATCGCCAACGAATACGGGCATGAAACGAAAGCAAGAATTGTCGAAATCGTCATGTCCGAAGATGAAGATGGCAACTCTGTATACCCTACATTTAAAACGATAGAACAGGAGGCGGTGTGATATGGTAACATACGGGTTTTATAACTCGAAAAATGGCGATCGAAAATATGATGCTATCCAGATGTCGAGTATCTTTGACGGCATAATCCGAGATGGTATTTTACAGCATTATGGAACGGCGATGGTTGTGAAAGAATCGGAAGGTATGATGGTAAATGTCGGCATTGGCCGGGCGTGGTTCAATCATACATGGACGCTGAATGATGCTTTACTTCCATTGACAGTTCCTATATCAGAGGTTCTTCTCAACCGAATTGACGCGGTTGTTCTGGAAGTTGACTCCCGTGAAGCGGTCAGGGCGAATTCTATTAAAATCATTAAAGGTACTCCGGCATCCAGTCCGAAGAATCCGACGTTGGTTAAAACAAACGACAGATGGCAGTATCCGCTTGCGTATATTCGTGTCAATGCGGGCGTGACGTCGATTCGACAGGCAAACATCACGAACTGCGTAGGGACATCTGCGTGTCCGTTTGTAACGGCTCCGCTTGAAAAGATGTCTATTGACGCTCTTGTAGCACAATGGGGAGACCAGTGGAAAGCGTTCTACGGTGCTCAGACATCGGATATGGAAGCTACTAATGCTTTCTGGAAAAACCAGTGGAGGACGTGGTTCCAGGCACAGACAACAGAGATACAGGAAGCCTATCTGAACTGGGAACACCAGTGGGAAGAGTTCTTCAACAACCAGACTACGGAAATGCAGGAGGCAAACACCAACTGGAAAACTCTCTGGGAAAACTGGTTCTACGAGTATGTGAACGCTAACACAAAAGAATTTACCGATTGGAAAAACTCGATTGATAAGGATTTCAGAGATTGGTGGGAGGCTGTAAAAGACCTCATTGATGCTAAAGATGTTTCAGCATTTGCCGACGAGCTTGTAGCTCTCAAAGAGCGGACAGGCAAACTGGAAGAATTTCAAAATGAGCTTACCAATACGCATTCCATTCACGACAGCCTTGACGATTCATCCGACAAGGCTATTTTAGATGGAAACAATGAGCCGATTGAAGGAAAGCGGGTTACGTTTGTTGTTGAGAAAGGCTCTGATGTCGGAAATGAATTGGAAGATGTGAAGAGACGTTTACTGGCTATCGAGCAGGCGTTTGACGGACTTGCTAACGAATTTACAGTTTATCAAATCCTGACGGATGGCGGGACATGGCTGTATGTTGATAATCCCGATACTGCCCGTACCGAGCAGCTCCTTGACGATAAAGGTGATGTTATCAGAGGTAAAACCATATTCGTCACAAAGTAAAGGAGGCGCTTATGTTTGACAATATCTTCGTATATTTACAAGCGATAACAGATTCGGTAAAAGAGCCGGTTATGGATAATCTCGGAAACCCGATTGAGAGCCGTACATATTCCGATCTGTTGGCGAAATTTATGGAAGGCATACCGGCAGAGTTTCAGGTTTCGGGATACCTCAGGGATAATTCCAGACGGGGTATCTATTTGTTACTGGATTCCAGCAGCGAAACGGTTAAAGACAGTAAAGCCAGAGATTTGAACGGCCGGGAGTATTCAGCAGAACAAATTCTTGACAGTGGAAATAACCCAATCTTCAGTCAAGCTATATTTGTTACAAACTAAAAAAAGAAAGGTGAAAAAGGTATGAAGATTACAGATTACGAAAAAGTAACAGAACTTCTCGCTAACAACGTCCTTCTTGTGGATGGTGACGGCGGGACAAAAACAATCCTTGCGAGGGATTTGCTCAAAGCACTCGTAGCGGTCAGCTCTTCTCAGGACTATCTTGCCAAAATGGACGTTTCCCAGCTTACGCAGGTTAGTGCCGTTTCCGCAAGCGACAGGATTCTGCTTGCTACCGGCAGCGGTAACAAGGGTATTACGGTCAACGATGCTTTTTGGGGAATCCTGGATGCGGTTATTTCTGTGGAGCAGCGCAGGAATATTTTCCGTGGTAAGAATCTCGGAACAGCTCTTACGGCAGCACAGAAAGCGGAGATCAAGGCGGGCACATTTAAAGGATTCTTTATCGGTGATTACTGGAGTATCGGCGACCGTATCTGGAGGATTGTTGACATCAACTACTGGCTGAACAGCGGTGATACATCCTGTACGACGCCTCATCTGGTGATTATGCCGGATCAGAAGCTCTATGATGCCAAAATGAATGAAACCAATATCACGACTGGCGGCTATGTCGGTTCTCAGATGTACACAGCAAATCTTGCCAATGCCAAGACTCTGGTAAATTCTGCATTTGGCTCGGCGAATATCCTGAACCACAGAGAGTATCTTACGAACGCCGTTACGAATGGTTATCCTTCTGCCGGCGCATGGTATGACTCCACAGTCGAACTTCCTAACGAGATCATGATGTACGGAAGCCTGGTATTCACTCCGGCCGGAGACGGCTCTTTCGTTCCGAACCGCTATACGATCGACAAGACCCAGTTGGCGCTGATGAAGATGTATCCGAGATTCATCAATCCCGGAAGATACTGGTATTGGCTGAGAGACGTCGTTTCTTCGGCTTATTTCGCTCGTGTGACCGACAGTGGCTATCCGACCTCCGACGGCGCCTCGAACTCCGTCGGGGTTCGTCCGGTCTTCGGGTTGGTTGGCTAAATCTGGGGGCCTTGTGCCCCTAATTTAGTACGCGGGTGACAGAAAAACATGTTATAAGAGTCTTGAAAGGAGATTTTCAAAATGGATGAGAAGAACTATAAAATTACCCTTGCTGATGGGACTGAACTCAGCAATCTTACCATGAACGGTAATAACTTCATTTCTGAAGCAACTATCGATCCCGGAATTTTCCAGTCGAACTGTTCTCCCGTTGTGATCAGCGACGGAGAGCATGATGAGACACATGAAAATATGGAGCTGGTACAGGTAACGGAAGTGAATGGCCAGTCTTGGTTCGTACTCAGGGATATGACCCCCAAGGAACTGGAGCAGGCAAAAATCAAGTCCGATATTGAGTACCTCGCAATGATGTGTGATGTAGATCTGTAAGAAAGAGAGGAGTATCACCATGAAATATAGCAAGAATTACGACAAGGTTAAGAACTACTACGGCATGAAGCTGTGGGATGAAAGCCGCGTTCGTAACGCCGTAGTAAAAGGATGGATTACAGAGGAAGAGTTCGCTGAGATCACCGGGAAAGACTACTAATGAGTGTCCTGGTGAGTGACCGTAAGGAGTCCAAATTTGAAGCCATCACATATTCGGTTGAACTCCATGATATGCTTTTGGACTTTATGCAGAGAAGTTTCGGGGTAAAGGATTTAGAGCATTTTGTCAGAGTCCGTTATGCCTATGGAGATGATGAAACGGAGGATTATGCGAAGTACAGGTATCTCATGACCAACTTCAAGAACCGTATTGATCATCTGGCATCACAGCTCACAAACAATATCAGAGCAGCTAATTCCACTTACCCTACTTCTATGCAGGAGTATGAGCAGAGAAGGAGCTATCAGAACAGCGCTATTGTAAACTGCGAGCAGATCATCAAGGAATTGCAGCGGATTGTGGAAATTTTCAATGTGGATGTTAATACTTACGGCAGGTATGTCAAAGCTATCGACCGAGAAATCGGATTGATAAAGAAATGGCGTCAGCGTGATAACAGAATCAAATTATACTTACAGGGCAACATCTAATAACGCGTCGTTTCTTCGGCTAATTTCGCTAATGTGAACAACAATGGCAATACGAACTACAACAACGCCTCGAACTCTAACGGGGTTCGTCCGGATTCTCAGTCTAACCAACCGAGAAGGAGATGTTGTCCTTTCCATCAAGGATAAATGGCAAAGCTGGACGCAATTTACTACGGTAAGTATTGCTATCACGGTGAATAGGTATGACGTATGAAGAGATTTTGTCTGACGCCAACAATTTGTACAAGGCTTATAAGGCTTCCGTGAAAGGCAGTAAATGGAAAGAGACTACCCAGAAGTTCATGATGAATTTCCTGCGGTACATCTTTTCCATACAAGAAGAAATTCTTGACAGGTCTCTTCAAAATGGACCGACAGAAGAGTTTACGCTGTCTGAACGGGGCCGAATAAGACCTATCACAAGTATCCGGATTAAGGATCGAATCGTTCGTCATGTTTTGTGCGACGATATCCTGTTACCAGAAGTCAAGAAGCATATTATTTACGACAATGGTGCTTCCATCAAAGGACGCGGTATTTCACATCAGAGAGACCGCTTCGAGGTGCATCTTAGGAAATACTACAGACTGTATGGGAACGAGGGCTGGATTCTATTCGGTGACTTCGCAAAATTCTACGACAATATTATTCACGAGATTGCAAAGCGGGAATTGTTAAAGCTGTTCAATGATGATGAATTCATCGACTGGCTTTTAACGCTTATATTTGACGGGTTTAAGATTGACGTATCTTATATGACCGATGATGAGTACGCTAATTGTATGGCTGATACATTCAATAAGCTGGAATACCGCAGCATACCAAAGGAGCAGCTAACTGGCGAAAAGTGGATGGAGAAGTCTGTTAATATTGGCGACCAGTTGTCACAGGTCATAGGCATTTATTATCCTTACCGAATTGATAATTACGTCAAGTACGTGAGAAGTCAAAAGTATTATGGAAGGTATATGGATGACTGGTACATCATGAACCCGAGCAAGGAAGAACTTCTGGACTTGCTTGACAATATCCGGAAAATTGCGCAGGAACTGGGTATCCATATCAACGAAAAGAAAACCAGAATCGTTAGGATTTCCAGCACTTACAAATTCCTGCAAGTTAAGTATACACTTACCAAGGATGGAAAAATAATCAAACGCATAAATCCTGAAAGGGTTACTACTATGAGGAGAAAGTTAAAGAAACTGGCGGTTAAAGTCCATAACGGAGAAATCCCTTACGACGGCGTAGAGAATATGTTCCGTGGCTGGATGGGCGGCTATTACAAACTATTATCCAAACAGCAGAGGAAAAACCTAATCGGACTTTATGAAGACCTATTCGACAAGACGGTTACTGTCGTAAGCAAGAAGCTGGTTATATTTGATAGGTCGTCACAAAATATTTTACAGGAGGTATGACATGGAACAGTGGTTTCAAATATTACTAACTATTTTTAGCTCGGTTCTTGCGTCTTCTGGGCTGTGGGCCTACATAACCAAGCGGCTTGAAAAAAAAGACGTGAAGACAGAGATGCTCATAGGGTTGGGACATGACCGTATTATGTACCTGGGCATGGAGTACATCGAACGTGGCTACATTACCTCGGACGAGTACGAAAATCTTTATGAGTATCTTTATAAGCCGTATGAAAAGATGGGCGGTAACGGCTCCGCCAAACGGATCATGAATGAGGTAAACAAATTACCCATACACAAATCACAATACGAGGAGGAACAAAATCATGAACATGAGTAATAAAACCTATGACACTTTGAAATGGATCGCACAGTATCTGCTTCCGGCGGCAGGCACATTATATTTCGCCCTGGCAGGAATCTGGGGGCTGCCCTGCGGAGAGCAGGTAGTCGGCACGATCACGGCCGTTGATACTTTCCTGGGGGTTCTTCTGGGAATCAGTTCGGCTCAGTATAACAAGACAGAGGGTAAGTGATGAAAAATTTTCTGTTGGTTGTGCTGGCGATTTTGGTCTTTATAGTGGCTTTGACATTTGCGCTGGTCATTCTGTTTAGTTACGGAGGACTGGCGTTTTTGTTTTATGCCATTCTTGTGTCGTGCGTTATCGGCGTGACTGCAAATTATATTTTTGAGAAGAGGAGTAGAACATGAGTCAAACGGAGAACACTATTGAGTTGGTCAGCATAACCAAGATTCCTTATGTTGGATCAGGAAGTGCAGACAGATTTGTCAAAGGCTTCAAGTGTTTGAAAAAAGACCTTGATAATCTTCCTGTTACGGATGATATGGCTTCTGGCTCTTTTGCAGATGCTCTTGATACGGGAGATCATGCCGAGTATAGTGCCGTGACAAAACAGTGGTATACATGGGCTAAAGAATCTGTCGCTTCCCTATCTTCAAGAATGGATGACTTGGAGGTAAAAGCAGTCATTGGAAGTGTTCAGGAGCAGTCTACTTCTTGACTATTCCTACACTTGGCGGCTATAATTATTGAAAATGCTGGATTTTGGGATTATATAATAAAATCTCACTACACATCGAACGGCTTCAGAAGCCGCATAAATACAGTGTTTTCAAAGCGGTTAAGAGTGGTAAAAAGCAGGGAAATGTAGGTAATTCCTATTTTATTCCTGCACCACTCCTATACCGCTATTCCTATATTTTGAGCAACTGCGACTTTGCTTTTCTACACCATTATAACATCCTATTTTATTTTTTCTATTTCTGTTTTCAGCCAATCAAATTCTCTTTGAGTATAAACCTTTTCTGTAATATCTGAAATCTTATGACCAACCATGTACTTGATAGCATACTCATCCACTCTGTATTTCTTTGCCATCGTTACAAAATGTTTTCTGCCGTCATGAGGTCTGTGTTCCGGATTCAGATTTAACTCGGTTCGTATCAAATCAAAGGCTTTTGTGTATCGGTTGTAGGTGAGCTTTATATTTTTCTTGTTCCGAGCGCTCGGATCGACCCAGTTCAGCAAATACTTACTGCCGAGTTCTTCAGCTTCTTTATATTTCATTTCAACCAAAGAGCGAATCTTGCTATGGATCGGAACTATCCGTTCGCTTCCGGCTTCGGTCTTCATACCGCCTTTAAACGTTCCCTCTGTCAAATCTACATTCGCCAATTCTATCAATCCAAGCTCCTGAGGGCGCCACCCAGAATAGCATTGAATCAAGAGGATGTCTATACCTCGTTTATCGTTTACATGCTGCCATAGTAGCTCAATTTCTTCTTCAGTAAATGCGATATGCTCCCGTTTGACATTATGGCACTCTTTCACAACTTCATCGGTCAGTTTAAAGGTTCGGGAATAGTTCCTGTCCACAATCTCATATTCCAAAGCGTAATCCAGCATCAGGTTAAACAGCGACTTAATTTTGTTCTTCATAGTTGCGGTCGGGGTCTGCTCAACACCTTTGATAACTGCAACACCTTCTTCCATACATCCTTTGATGTGTCTGGCACGAATATCCATCACCCTCATACTGTAAACAGCGGAGCAATATTCCCAGGCATTCTCAGCAGCCTTTGGGTCTTTGACCGTCTTCTCATACTCAGGGAACCATTTGTCGTAGAGTTCCTGCATGGTGATGGCAGGCTGCAAGTCATATGGATTCTTGTTATATTCTACGAGGGCTGTATACGCATCATTGTATGTAGGAAAGTAGGATTCTGGTTTCAGCGGTTTACAAATAGGTCTGCCGGTTGCTGTCTTACCAACGGTAATCATAGCCCGGAAGGGATTACGCAGGTTCCGGTTCTTAATCTCGCTGATTTGTCCGAATCCGTTTGGCAATCTTCGTCTCTTGTTATTCTTGTTTCGGGGTTTTCTCGGTTTTACGTCCGGCTGTATTGGATATCCACAGTGCGGACAGAATGTTGCTTTGTCGCTTACTTGCAATTCACATTCAGGGCATTGCATCAACATTGTATATCACTCTCCTTCCACAACCAGCATTATAATAAATGGTGTAGGAATTGTCAACTCCTACATTTATATTTTCTTGCTAAACTCCTCTGATTTCTAACCTAGATTAAATACAGTACGCAGGTGACATGTTTTTCTGATAGCCTTAACATACAAAATCCGAAAAATTCCCGGGGTGAGATTTTGGAAAACATTTTGAAGGAGGGCTGTATGGACACCATATTTCAAACTGGTTCTGTACCGGTTGCGGTCGCCGCCAAGGTATACGGTAAAGACGCTTCCTGGATACGGGCTGGCATTATTTCCGGTTGGCTTCCCATCGGAACAGCCACAAGGAATGGTCAACTCGTAACCAAAATCGAAGAAATCAACAGTAAGCTGGGACGGATTAACTTTTATATTTCACCCAAATTGCTGTATGAACAAACCGGATACCTTTGGAAAGGAGAAAAAGCATGAGTACGACCATAAGACCTGAACTATCAGAGAAGAATAAATATTGGATTGACCGTCACCGTTATTATGAGCTGAAACATTTTTGTTTGCAGTATCCTGCATGGAAAAAAGCCTATAGAACACTGGATGGGCTGAGTAAGAGACCGAACGACCATCCGATACTTAGCAAACTCAACGTAGTGAGTGACCCGACCGCCAGATGTGCAGTTACAAAAGCATATATTGCAGAACGGATAGCGATGATAGAGGATGTTGCAGAGGATACGGACGAAGAACTGGCAAGTTACATTTTACATGGGGTAACGGAGGGCTGCTCCTATGACGTATTGCGGGTGAGGTATAATATTCCGTGCTGTAAGGATATTTATTACGACTTGTACAGACGGTTCTTCTGGCTGCTGAGCAAAGAAAGAGAGTAAAGTTCGCAGAGATTTCATCTCCTATAATGAAAGGAGAGTGATATTTTATGTTACCAAAAAGTATGTACGCACGAGTATTTGATTCGTCCTGTAAGAATTGGGACAAAGTACAAGAGGTTAATTTGATGTATTTGAAATCACAACAAAATTACTTTAACGATATTTTAAGATGGAGAGGCTATGTGTTCTTGAGAGATGTTTATGAATGTTTAGGCTTCCCCGTTACGCAGACGTCGTTATTTGTAGGTTGGTATTATGATCCGACAAATACATTAGGAGATAACTATATTGACTTTGACATTCACGAAAAAGAGGACGGAAGTGGTATCGAGTTAGACTTTAATGTAGACGGAGACATCACAAACCGATTTAAAGATTGAGCCAGCAATGGCTCTTTCTTTTTCGCATAAATCGCAAGTCCTTTAATGAAAGGAGCGTGAAACTATGAGTGCAATAAAAAGCTGGTTTGAAGATCATATTTCAGAGATTACGGACGAGGAATTACTGGAAGGTGGTTATGAACAGGAAGAAATTGACTTTATGAGAGAGTGCTTTACAGGAAAGAAGATGGAGTCCTAACAGGGACTCTTTCTTTTCTGCTTAGAAAATGTTATAATTAAGCCGATACCTGATACTTTTTGTTTTATATTTCGCAAATAATACATCGCCCTTTATGAAAGGAGGACACATATGACGGAACAAGGTTCTAATTTTGAAGAAAAGGAGAAAACCGAAATGATGAACGTTCAGGAAGTGGCAAGAATGACCGAATGGCTCAGAGCAAAAGGAATGAGCGATACGGAAATTCTCAACTGTATGAATTACATCGCTACGGGCGTTGGCTTACCGACAAATATTGAGCCGTCCGAAGTAAAAGAGTCCGAATGATTCAGGGAGAAGGGTCGCTTAACAGCGGCTCTTTTCTTTTCGCAAAATTTACAAGGGCTATTATGAGAGACAGTAGCTCAATGGTGGAGCGACACTTAACTGTGTAGGGTGTAGGTTCGAGTCCTACCTGTTTCAATGCAATGGATAGATGTCGGTGGAAATCCGATGGTAAGATGCGAATGCGTAGAGTGAAATATCTCTACCTGCCGGGCAACCGTTTCGTCAGCGTGACCCTGAAGTCATTGCATTTTCTTTTTATTTTCCGCAAGCGGAACACTCCCTATTATGAGAAAACCGTGAAAGGAGATTCAAAAATATGAGCAAAGTTATCAATGTAGATTTTCGGACGAAAGAGGAAAAGAGAGCTGCTTTTAAGGCGAAACTTAACGAAAAGATTCAGGATGGTAAAGACTGGTTTATGAGGAACAAGGAGTACGTGATTACCCTGACTCCTGTAATTGTCGGCGGCGTTACTACGGTAGCAAAAGTAGTAAGCAAGCGGGTCAATTTAAGGAAACAGGAAGAACTGAAAGACTTGTATTGCTATGATAGGTCTTTAGGACATTACTGGAGATTGAGAAGAGAATTGTCAAATAAAGAATGGCTTGAAATTGACCAGCGTAAGAAAAACGGAGAAAGACTTAGCGATATTTTGGCTGAAATGAAGGTTTTGAAATGAGGAACAGAGGGATTGTCGTATACAACGGCTTTTCCTCTTTTTAATCTAGCTTAGAAACCAGTACACAGGTGACTGAAAAACATGGTAATTTGGTATTTGAAAAAATCTATGGAAGGAGGAACAGTATGCTAACGGTTGTTATATTTATCACAGGTTTTCTTGTTGGGTGCGGTATTACAGTTGCAATCTTTAAACAGAAATGTGTTGGGGCTTTACGGGTTGATACATCTGATCCGGACGGCCCTTTTATATTTCTTGAAGCATCTAAGAGTATTGACTTTATCGCATCAAAAAAATCGGTCATGCTGGAAGTGAATCTCAAAAACTATATTTCGCATGACTAACAGTTCCTTTTATGGAAGCTAAAAACTTGACAGCGAAAGGAGAAAAAGTATGAACGAAGACATTATCACAATGTTGGACGAACAGATTAAGGCCGAACTCGGAGGTTTATCCGGTCTTGCAGTAGGAAGCAAGGAGCATACGGAGGCAATAGAGAGTTTAGCCAAGCTGTACCGGTTAAGAATCGACGATTCTAAGGCTGCAATGGAGTACAACAAAGAGATTGATGACGAAAATTTCAGACGTGACCAGATGGAGCAGGAGAAAACGCAACATCAGGAACAGGTGGAAAGAGAAGAACAATCTCGGAAGGAACAACTTGCAGAGCAGAAGAAGGATCGTTATATAAAGATTGGTATTGCTGCGGCTGAGCTTATGGTGCCGCTGGTGTTCTTTGCCAAGATTTATCAGATGGGATATGATCTGGAAAAGGACGGCACGTTTACGGTTCAAACATTGAAGAATTTAATTCGGTTCGTTAAACCGACCAAACGATAAGAGTTTAATATTCCAAAGCGAGAAGGCGTGATATTTACAGCGCCTTTTCGTTTTTCCTTCGCTAAAATTACACAGGCTGTTATGAAAGGAGATGATCAATATGACAGTTATTTACGAGCGTTCTGGATGCCAAGATATTAGATTTTTTAAAGACGAAGAAGAATTTAATGAGTGGTTGATGCGAGAACGTTTAATTCAACCGGATGTAAAAATTATCGAAATCAGGAAGGAGTCCTAACAAGGACTCTTTTTTCCTTCGCTAAAATTGCATATTCTCTTATGGAGATACAAAGAGCTCTTTAATCTCTTAACTTAACTATGAAAAGGGTGTATGATATGTAGTGCACTCCGAGTTACGAAAGGAGATAATAATATGAGCCAAATAATTAAACCGGAAGGTATTGAGTTAATGGAATACCTGAACGAAGGGTATGCAATTTGCAATAAATGCGGAGCAGTTATGGACCGCAGGGAACATCCCAGGGGTGGAAATGATATTTATACCTGCCCATCATGTGGTTGGAATGTAGATGTGATGGATTATGAGTACGAAGATGATGAGGAAGAAGAATGGACAGAAGAAATGCTCGATATGTACGCAGGAAATGTACCGCCAGATGGATGTAGAGCCTGTGGAGGTCCTTATCCGAGCTGTAAATTGTCATGCCCAGCATTTGACGAGTAATATTAGGGAGAGGAAGTCCTGACGAGGGCTTTTTCTCTTGCGTTTTGGGAGAATAAATAGAATGAGGTATCATTACAAGAAGCCAACGATGCCACGGACAAAGTTTGGCCGGTGTTATATTTGTGATCATCCGGTTTACAATAGTTGTACTCTATTTGAGATAAGTGGGAAAGGTCTCGCTGTAATCCAGCAGCGATTTGATAAAGAAACAAAAAGTACCTGGTGGGGTGAGATAGACCAGTGGCTTACTGCTGAGCTATATTTGCATCCGCAATTTAAAGTATACTTTGACGAACGTGCAGGTACTTGTACGGACGATGGTTTGTATCCTACTGTGACAGTCCGGCAAATTATGTGGGCATTGAAGATGAAGCCTATTAAGCGTGAACGATGGGAAACGGTCTTTGACAGACGTGATATTTAGACGCAAGATTTACAACCTCTTTAATGAAAGGAGAGTGGGTTTTATGATCGATTTTACGAAGTATTTATTTTATTATTTGAGGAGCCATTATCATTATTTGAGATTGGAAAAAGCAAGAATAAAATCTAAGGAACTTCATGGAGCAAGGTTCCAAAAAGAAGTTTCAAAGTTTATTAAGCACGGTCAAAAATTTGATAAGATTCAGGTGAAAATTGATGCTTTAAAGAACGAGATTATTACAAAGTATCCGGAGTTAAAAGAGGAGTCCTAACAAGGGCTCTTTCTTTTCGCATTTTATACATTCTCCTTTATGAAAACCATAGACCGAAAGGAGAAAAAAGAGGTATGGACGAGATGAACATTATATCAAAATTCACAACGGCGCTTGTGTCAAAAGTCGCAAAGGTGATTATCAAAAAGAAGTTGGGTGTAGATATGGATATCTGGCTTAAAGAAATGAAGATCGCTATCAACGATGGAACTACACACGCACATTTGGATATTGATGTGGAGCTTAGTAAGGAAGAACTGAAAAAGTTACTAAAGGAAAGTGGTTTTGATTAAAGAGTATGAGCCTGTAACAAGGGCTCTTTCTCTTTTTCGTTATATTTACAAGCCCTTTAATGAAAGGAGCGTGATTATATGAGAATCATAACTATTTGTGGGAGCTATAAGTATAAGTCCGAAATGATAAGTGTATATCAGCAGCTTACTGATTTAGGATACATTGTGTTATTCCCAGCTATGGGATGTGAGCAACACGACAAGAAATGGTATCTTGAATTGCATACAGAAAAGATTGCAATGTCTGATGCTATATTTGTGGTGGATGTCGGTCATTATGTTGGAGAAAGCACCAAGTATGAAATGAGCAAAGCGGATGAGTTTGGTAAGGAAATTATATTTTACAGCAGCAACAAATTAGGAGTCGTGTAAAAGCGGCTCTTTTCTTTTCGCAAAATTTACAAGGGCTATTATGAGAAAATAAACTATATCAGGAGGTATAAGACTATGATGAAAGCATTAAAGGAGTATAACGAAATGATTATGAGACCGTCATGGGGATGGCTTAAAAGACACTGGAAAGGATATTCTGTGTTATGCGCCATCGTTATGGTTGTCCCGTATGTTTGGTTTTTCTGGGATGACATCAAAGAGCATATCCGAAGTAAGTTTAAGAAAACCAATGGAGAGGAGTCCTAACAGGGGCTCTTCTTTTATGTTTCGCAAAATTTACAAAGACTATTATGAGAAACAGTTAGCTCAGTTGGTTAGAGCACCGCTGGAATGCGGAGATCGAGGGTTCGAGTCCCTTGCTGTTTCTTTTTTTATTTTTCCACAGCCAAAAAGAAAAAACTAGGAGGAAACAAAATGAACAGACAAATTTACATTCATTACGGAGCAAAGCAGTTTGACCCACTGTTGAACTTCCCAATCAAAAACGAGCATTGTTGGGTCAAGCCCGAAGGCGGTTTATGGGCGTCAAGAATAAATGCCTCTTTCGGCTAGAAAGATTGGTGTGCCAGAGAAGAATTCAGAGACTGCAAAGACGATTGTTCTTTTAAGTTTGTTATGAGGGACGAAAACAAAATCGCAGTTATCAGTACGTTGGCACAGCTTCGCAGATTACCTCATATTGAAAATTCAATTATACGTTCGTCGTATCTCATTGATTTTGAGAAGTGTCTGCGGATTGGCATAGATGCTATTGAACTTTGCTGGTATGGCGAAGAATTTGAGAAGGTTGCATCCGGTGATTTATATTTTGAACTGTATGGCTGGGATTGCGATTCGATTGTGGTGTTAAACCCGGATGCTGTAATCCCGAGATGAAGTTTAAATTTGAAAGGAGAAAATAATGAACAAATTTTTAAGAAAGGCATCTCCCACAATCTTAACCGGTTTGGGGGTAATTGGTGTGGTTGGTACTGCCGTTTTGTCGGTCCGGGCTACGCCCAAAGCACTGACACTTATCAAAGTAAAGAAAGACGAGCTGAAAACAGACAAGCTCACGCCTCAGGAACTTGTGGAGGCGACTTGGAAATGTTATATTCCATCGGCTTTGGTTGGAGTATCCACGATTGCCTGCATTATTGGCATTGGTGTTTTGGATAGGCGCAATCAGGCAGCATTAACCAGTGCTTACGCCATGCTTAATGAATCCTACAAACAGTACCGACAGGCGGCGAAGAAAGTTTACGGTGAAGATGCCGATAACAAGATTCACGCAGAAATGGCGAAAGATGCACAAGTTGCTTCGTATGATTGGGGTTACCAGGTTTATAACATGGACATGGACCCTGAGAGCGAGCAGGTACTTTTCTATGATCTTACATCAAAGAAGTATTTTACCACAACGATGGCGGCTGTATTAAATGCCCAATATCATGTAAACCGAAATCTCGCAATAAGAGGGGATTGTTCTTTGAATGAATATTTATCATTTCTTGGGGTTGAAGGGATAGATAAAGGCGATGAGATGGGTTGGGAAATAAGCTATATGGTCGAAGAGATGGACTGCTACTGGTTGGACTTTGATAATCAGAAAACAACCTTAGAAGACGGTCTCGAATGTATCGTTATAGACACCATGGCACTTACGAAATTTGAATAATTCGTAAAAATGGAAAGGAAGTAACACCTTATGGAAGATAAAAAATTGACAAGGGAAGACATCGTGGATATTGCGGTCGGTGTTGGAATTATATTTGTGACTGGGTTTGTCGCATACAAGCTTGGTGTGGACAGTGGCAAAAAGCAGTATCAGAAAACTATGATAAGGCTTGCCAGGAATAACGGCGAGATATGGCGTATCGTTGATAGAGACCATAGACTTACGGTAACATATTTTTAAATCGCAAAATTTACAATCACTATTATGGAAAGGAGGTAACGCTTTATGGGAAGAAGCAGCATCATTAAAGTTCTTGGAGCGGTGGTGACCGTAGTTGGATTGGCAGCAAATTTGTTATCCGACTGGGTTAAAGACCAGCAGATGAACGAAAAGATCGAGGAAAAAGTAAATGAGGCGATTGCCAAAAGAGATAATGAAAAGGAGGAGTCCTAACAGGGGCTCTTCTTTTCTGTCTGAAGGAGAGCGCTATGTCTAAGCATGAACAAGTTATTTTGATTATTGAAGATTATATTTTCGATATCACAGAACCCCAGCGAAATTGGGATAAACATTGGTTCAGAGAAGTCAGTTATCAAAGATGGGCTGGTAACGAACTTTTAAATCGTGTCCGTAGAAATCCAGAGAAAGATCCCATTGATGTCATATCGGATTTTGTAATAAAGACACGAGAATTTTCCTCGAAAGATTATGAGGATAAAGAAGATCGGCAGATATTTAGTATTGCTTATGAAATGGCAACGGACATCTTGGAAATCACAAGATGTTTAAACTGACAAGCTAAAATTGAAAGGAGAAAACAATTATGAAGGTAACAAGAAAGGTGCAGTTCAAAACAAATGAAATTTGTGTAGGAGATCAGATCAGCGTAAAGCTTCACGGCTTCGGTAAGTTTACGGCAACCGCACAGAAGGTAACTGATAAAGGGATTCTTTTCCTGTTTGGTGAGGTAATCGCCCGGCATTCGATGAATGACTCTAGCACGAACGAGGGAGGATTCGACGGTACTGACATGAAGCGGTGGTTAAATGAGGTTGTTCTTCGGGCATTTCCTGAGAAGCTGAGAAACAAGGTAACGGAGATTACGTTGCCTACATACGGCGAGATATTCGGTCATGACGATTTCTATGAAAACTTTGAGCCGGATAACGATGAGCAGTTTGAGATGATGAAGCGGCGCGGAAACCGTGTCTGCGACTTCGAGGATGACTGGTGCTGGTGGTGGCTCCGCAATGCTACCAAGAAAAACGTTTCTTCGGCTGTTTTCGCTGATGTGTACAGCTTTGGCGATGCGGGCTACGGCAACGCCTCGTACTCTGGCGGGGTTCGTCCGGAGTTCTGGCTGGTTAGATAATCGCCGCCCCTTGTGGGCGGTTTTATATTTTTGAAAGGAGAAAAGCCACTTATGAACACAAAACCAATATCTAAGGCTATTCGGAACATGGAAGATGCTCTTAGAAAACACAGTCCGGAGATACTTACCGGAATCGGTATTGCTGGAATGATTACAACAACTGTTCTGGCAGTTCGGGCAACGCCTAAAGCTCTGGTTTGCATCGACGAGAGGAAAGACGATCTTGAAGTGGAGAAATTGCCGCCGAAAGAGCTTATTCTTGCTACATGGAAATGTTATATTCCGGCAACGGCGATCGGTACGGCATCTGTACTTTGTCTCATCGGAGCAAGCTCTGTGAATGTCCGTAGAAGAGCCGCATTAGCGACTGCATATAGCCTGTCAGAATCGGCATTCCGGGAGTATCAGGAAAAAGTTGTTGAGGCTATAGGCGAAAAGAAGGAAGAATCGATACGGGACTCGGTTGCCAAAGAAAAAATTGAGCAACATCCCGTAAGCACGCAGCAGGTCATTATCACGGAAAGAGGCAATACCCTTTGTTACGACTCTGCATCCGGAAGATATTTCAAGTCAGACATGGAGAAGCTGAAAAAAGCTGAGAATGAGTTGAATCGGCGGATGCGGGATGAGATGTTTATATCCTGGAATGACTTTAACTACGAGGTCGGTCTGCCGCATATGAGTATGGGCGATGATCTTGGCTGGAATATCGATACCGGATATTTGGAACTGCGGTTCAGTTCACAGATTGCTGATGACGGAACGCCTTGTCTGGTGATTGACTACCATGTAGAACCCAGATACGATTTCCGTAACGGCTAAAAATTCGCAGATTTTACAAGCACTTTAATGGAGAGAACCACTAAATTTTCTTAACACGAAAGGAGAACAAAAATGGAACCTAATGAAATGATGGTTAATGAAGAGGTAGTTGAAACAGCAACAGAGGCAACCGAGGAGATTGTGAAGAAGAGTTCTGGCAAAGGATTCCGGATCGCGGCCGGTGTTGGTCTGGTAATCGTGGTTGGCGGGTTAGCCGTTAAGTACGTTATCATTCCGACAGCGAACAAGATCAAGGCGAAGAAGCAGCAGAACTCCGCTCCGATTGACGTGGAGGCAGAGGTAGTTGACGAGGACAGCACCGAACCGGAAACCGAAGAAGAGGATTCCGAGGAGTAATTAAAAACGGAATAAGGAAATAGTCGTTCTGGCTAAGGGAAAGTATCTGTAACAAGGTGCTTTCCCTTTTGTTGTTTGGAACGGACTGGAGGTGTTTTATGAACAGATACAGTTACAAGGGTCCTGTCATGGAATTTGAACAGTGCGTTTCAAATAACTGGGAAGGAACCACTTACGCCTCGTCTGAGAAGAAAGCAAGGAGTAATCTGGCTTATCAGTATAAGAGGCAATTCAATAAAATAGCCGCAACAAGAATAACTCTTCCAGGAAAACTGATGGAAGTATGGAAAGGAGAAAAACCATGAACAAAATTGATTGTGATTGGATATTTGGTTTTGGGATGATGGTAGTCGGTCTTGTTGGACTTGGTTACGGGATCGGCGTCCATTGTAAGATGAAAAAGCTTTGTGAGAAGCTGGATACAACGATTGAGGATTTGTCGAATGACGTTCCTATTGATATTCCGAAGGAAGTCGTTGATCAGGCAGTGGAAAGAGCTGCTGAGAGGCGTGCCCGTTATGCTGTGGATAATGCAGCGGCAGATGTTATCAGCAAGATCAAGGCCGACATTCACAGCGAGGTTTCTTCTGCTGTATCGGATGAGCGAAAGAGAATTTCGGAACAGGTCACGGATAAGATTGCAGAGAAAGTGTCCAAAATTGACGAAGACGAGTTGCGCAAAGATGTTGTCAACAAGGCAAAGGAACAGATTGCCGCCAAATTTGACAATAAGCTCGATGATATTCTGGAGGACTTCAACTCGAACCTCAGTAATGTTTCGAGGATTTACAGATCTATTGCGCAGACTATCGCCGGGACACAGAATGCGAGAGATGTGATGTTTAAGATGGTATAGGAAGGAGAATGACAATGGAACAATACGGAGGGAACTCTCACAAAATGAAGGATGAGCAGAAGGCTCTCCCTGACAAATCATCAGAAAAAAAGAAAGCTGAAAAGGTTATCAGCGGTGCCGCCAAGCCTAAGAAAAAAGGTGAGATACAGAAGTTCGCCGATGTCTTCATTTCGGAAGATGTCGGAAATGTGAAATCTTATATTTTCATGGAGGTGCTTGTGCCGGCGGTAAAG